TTTATGAGAGCGTGGTCGGAATAGTATAGGTTGACAATCTTTCTTAGTGTTGTTATAATACTATATAAACTAAAAATTGAGAGGATATTATGGCATCACTAAAGAAAGATACTGATACAAAGATTAAAGAAAGACGTGCAAAGATTGATGCTATATTTAAGGGTAGTTCAGAACCTATGATAAATCCTTTGGATTATAGAGCTACTCTTATACTAGCATTAAACTGGTATAACATATATGCTTCACCTGCGGATAAGAAAAAGTGGGCATTAGAAGCTATAGATAACAAATTGAGAAAGTCTTTACTATCTAAGTTAGACGATTCTTACTTTAGACAGATAGGTATGTTGTTAAGATTGAAGTCTAGAAATCAATACTTAGATGATCGAGAACTGAGATTCATTGATGGTACTATTGAGGATTTAGATGTCATATCAGTCACACCTAAAGAAAAAGTTGAAGTAACTAAACCTAAGAATGTTGTTTCAATTCAAGATAAAGTAAAGAATATAGCTATTAACTTTGCTACTGAAATTGATGGTGAGATTGATGATTTCATTAGTCTTGGTTATCCTAAAACTTTTGCCTTCAAGAACTCGGTTAAAACTATTAGTGGACAAGCAGCAAAACTGATTCCTGAAATGTATAAGGACCAAATAGCAGAACTTGAGGAAGTTTTACTTGGAGAATGTGAGCAATTAAATGATTCATATTCCCATGTTAAAACCGTTCAAGTTAAAAACTTTCTAAAGTTATTAAAAGATTTTGTTGGATCTTGCACTCAACAAGTTGTATCATCAAAGAAAGTTAGGGCAATCAAACTGAAAGCACCTAGTGTTGTGGTTTCTAAACTAAATTATCTACCAGCATTTCCTGAATTAGATATTAAATCTGTATCACCGGTTAAGCTAGTAGATTCGCAAGAGGTTTGGTTATACGATACAACTAAAAGAAGATTAACCTACTATAAGGCTACCTTAGGTGATTCTATGACTGTTAAAGGCACTACTGTAATGGGATATGATGTTAATTTATCTAAGGTTAAAACCATTAGAAAACCTGAACTTATAAAGGAGTGGTCATTATTGAATAAGAAACAGATACTTGAACAATTTAATACAATAGCATCAAAGGGGAATGTTCCTAATGGGCGGACAAATGAAAATATGATAATCCTGAGGATTTTCTAGATGATAATTGTAGATTTCTCACAAATTGCCATGGCATCGACTCTAGTTTTTTCTAAAGAAATAGGTAAGAATACACCAGAACAAAATGAAGATCTAATTAGGCACGCAATCTTATCAAGCATACTTCATAACAAGAAGAAGTTTCATCAAGAATATGGTGAAATGGTTATTGCCTGTGATGATAGATCTTACTGGAGAAGAGATAAATTTGAACACTATAAGGCAAATAGAAAGACCTCAAGAGAAGCATCCGATATTGATTGGAAGACTATATTCAAAGGTATGGATAGTGTCAGAGAAGACTTGATAAAGTTCTTTCCTTACAAAGTAATCCAAGTTGAAAGATGTGAGGCTGATGATATTATTGCTGTATTAAGTAAGTGGACTCAGGATAATGACTTTGATCAGTTCGGTATAGAAGAAATACCTAAACCAACACTTATCATTAGTTCTGATAAAGATTTTGCTCAACTCCACAAATATTCTAACATTAGACAATATAGTCCAATGTTTAAGAAATATGTAAAGAGTCCACCAAGTATCCAAAAATTCATCAATGAGCACATAGCAAAGGGGGATTCTGGAGATGGTATCCCGAATATGCTAAGTAATGATTCTTGTTTTGTTGATAAGATTAGACAGAACTCGATGATGAAGAAAAGACTTGAAGAATTTGCTACTCTAGGTATAGCGGCATGTAAGAACGAAACCGAGATAAGAAACTGGCATAGGAATGAACTTTTGATATCTTTTGAAAAGATACCTAAAGAAATAGAGTCATCTATACTAGAAGAGTTTCTTAGGGAAAGACCTAAGTTCAATCGTAATAACATCTTCAACTACCTAATCAAAAATAAGATGAGACTTCTTATGGATTCCATCGAAGATTTTTGACTATATAATATACGTCTAATAATGAGAAAATAACATGCAAAAGAAAGAAACAATCCCAGAAATGCTAACTAGATTTAATACCGGTGATACATTAACACTCCTAAAAGAAAATGTTACTAATGAATCATTAAAAATGGTGTTTGGGTATGGGTTTATTCCGAAAGGTAAATGGGTATTACCTGAAGGTATTCCTCCTTATAAAGAAGATTCTGCTCCAGAAGGTATGACTCCAGGTAATTTATGGATGGAAACCAGATCATTTGATAGGTTTACCAGGACCGATTTAGCACCAGCAAAAAGAGAACAACTATTCATTCAGTTATTAGAAAATGTTCACCCAACTGAAGCAAAGTTAGTTATTGCTATCAAAGACCAAACTATAACAGAAATGTATCCTAATATTACATTAGATAAGATTGTTGATTCTGGATTCTTTATTTGGCCATGGGGAATTGATGAAGTAGAATATCGTGCAAGTGTTAAAGAGGTGAAAAAAGTTAAAGCCCCAAAGGAACCAAAAGTGGAATCGAACCAACCGAACTCTGGAGAAGTAAAGAAGAGCCGAGGCAGACCAAAAAAGACAGAATTATTAGCATAATTAGAAAAATAAGTCTTTACTTTTGATATTAGGTAGTTTATAATAACTTATAAATTAAAGAAAGAGAGATTATATTATGAAATACACCGTTGAATTCAAACTAAACCCAAAAGGAACTTTCTCTGTTACTGATATCGTTGCTGATTGCAAGTTAAGAGCGAAAGTTTCTGCAATTGAAACTCTTAGACTTTGTGGTTATCCTCTTTCAGACATTAAGAAATATACTGTTAAGGAAATAAAATGAACAAGTTTTTAAGAGCTTTAAGGACTGCGAGTATAGCCCACAAGTTTCAGATGAGAAAGGATGGTATTACACCATTTATTTGTCACCCCATCCAAGTTGCAGAGTTAATTAGTTCAGTTGGTGGTATTCAGAATGAAGTTATCCTATCTGCTGCAATACTCCACGATATTATTGAAGATACTGCCACTACATATGATGAAGTAAAGAATACATTTGGATTCGTTATCGCTGATATTGTTATGGAATGTTCTGATGATAAACGTCTTCCAAAAGCAGAACGAAAACGTCTTCAAGTGGTAGATGTTAGTAGTAAATCTTATGAAGCAAAGATTGTTAAGTTGGCAGATAAGATTGCTAATATGACTGATATCATTGTTAATCCTGCTACTGGTTGGGATAAAGAACGAAAGTTAGCATATTTTGAGTGGTCAAGAGAAGTTGTTGATGCTGGTCTACGAGGTGTTAATTCAGGACTTGAAGCAATGTTTAATGACGTGTATTTCCAGAAAGAATGGATAAAATAAAGGTTGACTTTCTTATCCACAACAATTATAATAAGTCTTAGTTAATTGAGAGGTTCTATATTATGGCAATATTCCAAAGTTCTTATGACGAAAACAAAGCAATTGGTGAGTTTAGACTTCCTGAATTTGGTACTTATTTTGAGTATAAATTGAGTGAAGGAACTGCTCCAGGTCAAGGAACTTGGGGTATTGATAATGGATTCCTCCATGAGATTGCTATCTTTGATGGTTCAATTCGATTTGCTAATGTAAAGAAGACAGTTGCCTATGTTGCAGTTGATGAAGATGATGATGGCAAACCAGTTGTTGAGAAATGGTTAATAAAACATACTTGGAAAAGAACATGAACAAAGCAGGGCGTGACCATTATAATTTGTTACAAGCAATGAAACATGAATGGGAAAATCCACCTAAAGGATTCAATCCATCATATGATTCAGTCAAACAAGAAGCACATTACCGTAAAGAGAAGATGATTAAATCCAAGTTGGATGATTATCATAGAACACTAAAACGAGTTCCTAATGATGAATATTATGACCTTATGGATGCTTATGAGGAACAATTAAGAAAATAAGTGTTTACATTCGAAATTAGATAGTTTATAATAACTTATCATTTGAAATTAAGAGAGAATATATTATGGCTTACATGAATCAAGCAAAGAAAGCAATCATCAATAACTTGATGCAACCAATCTTAAAGAAATACAAAGTTAAAGCAACTCTTTCAGTAGATAA